GACGATTAAATCAGCACCTTCGGGCACATGTTTCCTCGAAAACATACGTGACCTCGACATTCTCACATCCATGAGCCGTGTGCTCATCACCATCACCATAGGCGATTCTACCGTCTATGATGAATATCTCTATCCTGCAGACGGAGAAATTGTCCTCGCAGATCTCGCAGATATTTTCCGTCCTTATGCACACCAGCAGCTCATCATAGACGCTGTCATTACAGTCATAGAGCAGAAGGTATCTTCCGGTGATGATTCCGAAGAAACTCAGAGCGACAAGAAAACGTTCAAGTTGAAAGTCCTCTATTCCACGGTGGATATACCAGACATCGACTGCCAGGAGTTCACGGATCATCATTTCCTCACCCTGCTGCAGGATGCCAAGACAACCTCTCTCGGTCGTCTGGAATATCTCCATTATCTCGGTACTGACCAAGCCAACGTCACGGCACATTTCTCTGACGGATCCAAGCAGCTGTTCACAGCTGAGGTGGTGGGTGGCAATGGCAAATATACCACCATCGATGTCTCTCCTTCCAAATTCGCAGTCAAGGGCAAGGTCTTGACCTACTTCGATGTCACGGCAGGAGAGCGCCTGCAGACATTCATCATCGACCTCGAACAGCCAGACGTGGCTCCGATTCTTCTTTTCTCAAATTCCTTCGGGTGCCAGGAGCTCATTTATTGCACAGGCAAACATGAGGTGGCTCCTGAATATACCCGTGATTCTGCAGTCATAGGTGGCAAGACGGTCAACTACCGCATCACAGAGAAGCGCATCTTCAAGGGAGATACAGGACCGCTGACTACCGCCATGGCCAACTGGGCTGACGACCTCTTCCGTTCCGATGAGGTCTATATCGTCAACATCTACGGGGGAGAGGCGGTTGTCGGCAAGCAGGTCACCATTTCAGACTCCAAGAGCGACAATGACAACCTGCCTGATACCATGCCGCGTTTCACCTTCAGCTATGCATACTCGCAGCGTCAGCACAATGTCCTGGACATGCACCGTGCAGGCCGCATATTCGATAACACATTCGACAATACGTTCAACTGATGAAGAGAGCAGCATTCCATATCAATGAGGTTCTGAAGATGATGGACAAGGCCAAGGATGACCATGCCACCGTCAAGCTTCGGGCATGGACCACCGACGGCAGAACCGTCAATTATGACGGATGGCTGGTGTCTGGTGGCAGTTGGCGTGGAGGTTTCCACCGCCTCATGCATCCAGCCACAGGCGAGGTTCATACCCTGCCAGACGTTTTTATCTATGAATTTTTAGGATTACCAGTATATCTATGAGCAAAGAGAAATATACCATGCAGCAGGTCGGGGCGCATGGAGACAGTGAGCGATATATGCTCATGCCGACAACTGCGGTTGGTGGTTCAACCACCAATCAGGCTGCCATCGAGCAGCAGTATGGCACAGACACCCATTTCCTCGGATCAGGCGAGGTGGGTGATGCCGTCTATTCGCCTATCACAATCAATGGGCGAGACTATGAGTATATCCACTATGGCGATGACAACGACATGCCTTATGAGCTGCAGCGCCTCCTTCGCATGAATATGATTGCGCAGCGAGCGCAGGCATTCAACGTGCAGTGCTGCTATGGACAGGGAGTCAGATTCGTTGACCGGACAACAGGCAAGGACACCGATGATGCAGAGATTCGTGAGTTCTGTCTGCGCAACAGCGTGCATGAAGTTTTCATGGAGCAGGCGACAGACATGAAGTTCTTCTACTGGAATGTCACCGTCATCATCCTCTCCCGTGACCACTCCAAGATTATACAGATGCGGCACAAGGACGTGTCCTACTGCCGATTCGAGCGTCCGGACGCCAAGACAGGTCTCATCAATCACATATTCTATGGTGATTTCCGCAAGGCGATGTCACCTATTGAGGCAGAGGCGATACCGCTGCTCGACATCAACGATCCGCTGGGCGACCTGATGGCCCGCATGGGCAAGGGACCGGACATCTACACAGGAGAGAGACATCCTGAACCGAAGATAGGCCGGGACTGCAAGTTTGCCATCGTGTCACGCATACCGACACCAGGATATCAATATTATCCGATACCTTACTATGCCGCCATATTTGATGATGCGTGGTATGATATCTACCGACTCATCGGCATCGGCAAGCGATACATGATCAAGAATACATCTGCACCTCGCATACAGATAGAGATACACAAGGACTATTGGATGAACCTCTGCAACGAGGAGGGCATCATAGACCCTCAGAAGCGCAAGGCACGCATCGATGCAGAGAAGCAGTCCATCATCGACTTCGTCTGCGGCACGGAGAATGCAGGCAAGGCACTCATCACAGGATATTACTTCGACCCTAACGGCAAGGAGCAGCGCATGGTGCGCATCATCAATCTCAATGAGAGTGGCAAGAAGGAAGGTGGAGACTGGGCTGATGATATGAGCGAGGCATCCAATGCGCTCTGTTTCTCATTCGGAGTCCATCCCAATTTGGTGGGTGCGACACCGGGCAAGAGCCAGATGAACAATTCCGGATCTGACAAACGAGAACTCTTCATCCTGAAGCAGTCTCTCGAGAAACCTTGTCATGATATCATGCTCAAGCCTTATCATGTCATCCTACATTATAATAAGTGGAGCGAGCGCAATATCACCGTTGATGTGCCGATGATAGAGCTGACTACGCTCGATGAAAACAAGGACATGCAAAAATCATCAGTTAAAAATAACGGCAATGACAATGAAGATAATAATAACTAAGCAGGATTTTGATGATGCCATCTTGGTGGCTACGTCATCAAATCCGGAGGTTTTCAACTTGGTGAAACCTCATTTCTCGACTACATATAACCGCATTAAGCGGTTCTGTCTCGCAGATATAGGCGCTAAATTCTTCGATGAAAACGAGGATTTTCAACCAATTCTGAAGAAATTGGTCTGTCTTGAGACATTCTTGACGGTGGTCCGTCACCTTGATATTGTGCTCACTCCTGCAGGGTTTGGTGTCGTGAGCAATGGTGAGGTCTCTCCTGCATCGACCGTGAGAGTGGAAAATCTCATCGAGCAGGTGAAGCAGGCCAAGTTCGCAGCAGAGGAGGATGTGGTCTCCATCCTCATGGAGAATGCTGAAGGATGGGGACAGGCGATGCAGGCTAAGCTCTGCATACCAACATTGGTATGGGGATATAGCGACTACATGTTTGAAGCCAATCTCTCCAAACTCAGTTCGCAGGAGTGGGACACCGCGCGCAAGAACATGCGTCTTGCAGATGATATCCTGCGTCGTCGCTTCTCTAACGAGCAGATGGACGCTCTCCTCGATAAATACCGCAGAGGCGAGTCTTGGACAGAGCAGGAGCAGAAAGCAGTCTGCCTGATGCGGCAATATCTCGTTCTATACGGCAGTCCAAGCAGCTTCAGACCTAATGACATGAAGCAGACGCTTGACAGGATCCAACTGATCCTTGACGGAGATGCAGAGACATTCACTCTCTATCAGAATTCATCAGAGTATGAAAGCAATCATTTCAAGCCTTATGAAAACAGCAAATCAGCACCTGCCTTCCTATTCAATGCATGATGGGCAGATCAATCTTAACATCACAGCGCCAAAGTCATGGCGTGAGTTGTCGCAGGATGAGCTTCGCTATACGCTTTTCCTGCTGACCAGATTTCAGGAGCCGTTGACAGTCAAGACATACCTGTTCTGCCGACTGACAGGCATTGAGATCATCAAGCATACCCGCACAGGATGGAAGTGTTCCGTTCTGTGCCGGGTCGATGGCAAGTCAAGACCCAAGCGCAGAGTGGTATATCTGGAGACAGAGATTGTTCTATCTCTGCTCTCACAATTCGATTTTATCGATGGATTCGATAATTTTCAGCCTTTGCAGGCCATATCTGGCTTAAAAGCCGTCACTTCAATCCGCAAGATAACATTCCAGGATTACCTGTTTGCAGAGAAATATTATCAGCTATATCTCATGCACAAGGATGACAGGTTCCTTCAGCAGTTAGGATATATCCTGTACAGGGATGAGGATGGCAAGCGTGATGACTTAGTGAATTTCACCGCAGAGGAGTTACTCGGAACCTTTCTGTGGTACTCAGATTTCAAGCAAGTGGCAGCAGCCAACTTCCCTCACTTCTTCAAAACTGCAAAGGAGGGTGCAGAGCCTACCATGGAGGATATCACCATGGGCATACGAGCGCAGGTCAGAGCACTCACCGATGGAGACATCACCAAGCAGCAGGCAGTCTTTGAGACCGACTGCTGGGCAGCGCTGACAGAGTTGGACGAGAAGGCACGGGAGGCAGAGGAATACAACGAAAAAATGAAAAGCTTATGACAGAGAAACAGTTCGATGCAATCGCATATTTTAAGCAGTTGACAGAGGAAAACAATACCTGCCGACTTTATAATTTTGTCGCAACGACGTGCTCCGGTCCGGATACGGTGCAGGGTGTGCTGCAGCAGTTCCGCACAGCCTCCAACTTCATCATGGTCTCTGATACGGTTGATTCCAACACGCACTCACTGGGCGAAGGTTTCTTCGACCGCAACGTGTACACCGTATGGATTCTCGCTTCTTACAAGCGGGATGATATGGCAGACCGGGAGGAGAAACTGAATATCTGCAGATATATCTTCCGGCAGTTCCTCAGTCGCCTGCTGCATGACAAGGAATACCAGAAGTTTGGTGATCAGCTGGAATATCTCAATCTTAATCAGGTATATTCGACTGAATTAGGGCGATACTCGATGAATGGCTGCACAGGCCTGTACTTCATGCTGACATCAGACGAACCTACCGACTTACAATATGATGAGAGCTTATGGCAGAAGCAATAGACGAGCTTCTCAAATATGAGAAGGGATGGACGGAAAACATGGGCACCTATTGGCGTGAGCGCATGGAGCGCTTGCGCACAATAGATACTGGTGCCCTCTATTCATCCATCAAGGGGCACCTCGAGCAAGGCACAGTGACCACCATCGAGCATACTTTCCTGCAATACGGCATCTATGTGGCTGCAGGTGTGGGACCAGCTCACGTCTGGAAAAAGTGGACAGAAGCGCAGGGTGGCGAGAAAATCATGCGCCCAAATGATGGCGACCTTGACTTCCTCAACAAGCAGTACAGAGCCGAGCATGATTTGAATAAACCCAAAAAAGTGGGTCCAGCCTGGGGCGGTCGAGTGGCTGGAGGAGTGCCGATTGGCAGACGAGACTGGTTTTCGGCTAAATACTATGCCTCTATCATGAAACTCAACGAGCATGAAGCAGATTTCTATGGCGAAACATACAATGGACTCATGGCTTCAGCATTGACAGAGATATTCAAGGGCATTGGCGCAGCTCGCAACCTCTGAGCCGTATTTTTAATGATTCCATCGGGTTTTTATCTTTGCAGAAAAAAGAAATTATGGCAGATCAATTGAACAAAGAAAAACTTCAGCAGGAGTTTGAGCAGATTCGTGACGAGCGTCGCAAGTCTGCCAATACAGCGGAGCGCATAGGCAATGCGTTCCTCTCTTTGCTGCATTTCAATACAGAGGTGGAGGACAGACGATATCTGTCCCGTGAGCATGATGATACGGCTGGGGGCATCATCACCTTTGCCAAGGGTCTTGTCTCCAAGGCTCTTGCCAAGCTCGCCTCTCTCTTCGTTTCCGGCAATACGCAGCTGGGCGAGAATGGCACTCAGACAACATTCGGCAGTTACGCACCAGATGCTTCCGGTGCATCCATTTCCGTGTCTGAGAATGGCACGTCAACGGCAGAGTTTGATTTCCTCAATATCAGACGAGCAGCCTACTTCCGGGAGATTACCATCAAGGAGTTGAAACATGTCGGTGGCGAAATGGCGCTGACTGCAGCTGCCATGGTCTGCTCCAAGGTCGAGTGGCTCAATGCTCGCGGGCGAGTCATCACGGCAGGAACACCGACCTTCTACAAGTGCTATTTCGAGACATCGGACGGCAAAAGGCAGATATACCAGGAGTTCGCAGTCGGAGATCAGGCACGTTGCCAGCAGTTCCGCATAGAGTCAGGTTCGGCCTCATTCTCGTCCACCAAATACTATTGGCGTCTGGTCACGGCAGTGGGGGACAACTACATCATACTCTCCAACCAGGATGGCAAATATGATGGCGATGGTGAACCTGCAGTGGGTGACAATATCGTGCAGCTTGGCTTCCAAGGGGCAAACCCAATCCGCACATCAGCCATCATTCTCTCAGCCACGGCAAGCGATGCACCTTCTACCAAATACTATCAGGGCATCACATCATTCTCACTCCAGGATTGTGAAGTCAAGGACGAAGGTTTCGAGGGCGGTCAGTTCCACTCTCGCATCTACGGCACCTACTATGTGGGTGACCGCGAACAGTCCAACTATATCTCATACGACCCGCTGACCAAGACTGCAACCTTCAAGGGCGTGGCCATCTTCGAGCCAGGTACCACACTGCCTGACGGAACCCCCATCGAGCAGCTGCAGGACATTGGCATCAAGAGCGGCAACATGCTCCTCAATTCCGGATTCACGGGCGATTATACATCTCAGCAGTTTGATGAAAAGACAGAAATCAGCGATGAAACCGCAATTTTCAGCGATTCTGCTAAATATTGGGAGACAGAAAACGCTGAATTCATCGAGACAGAGGAGAGTGCATCCGGTCATGCCGTGAACCTCACAGAGGGTGGTTTGGCGCAGCAGATTTCAGAGAAGCTCATATCTGGCGAGAAATACACACTATCCTTCAAGGCGAGCGGCAAATCGCTCAAATTCACCGTCGGTGGATATAGTGAGAATATACAGCTTACGGATGAACTGAAGAGATATTCTGTCATCTTCAGCTGCTCAGATCCGGAGGATAAACGTTTCCGCATATTTGAGGCAACGGCCTGTGTGATGGAGATCACACTTAACCAGGGCAACCTGCCAGTACAGTGGCAGACCGCTTTTGATGATCAAGACAAAACGCTGGCAAGCTTAGAGGCTTTCCAATACCTCACTGCTGCAATCACGGAGGCTAAGACTACCGTCAATGGCGGTCTTGTCATGACGCAGGACATTCGTGTTGGCCAATACCGCAACGGCAAGATGGTCAAGGAGACAGGAGGCATGAGCGGATACGCTGCAACCAGGAATTCACCTTTCATCTGGGGAGGTGGTGATATGCTGCAAGCATTCTACACCATCGGCAAATATATCTATGATCCCGGATATATGGCTACCGATGAGGAGTTGAAGAAGATGTGCAGCTTCGTGCTTACCCATGGAGGTCGTGCCATCCTCAATGATATAATCTTGCATGGATATATCTATGCCAAGGGCGGTGTCCTGCAGTCCGTCCGGTCACCCAATGGTAACTTCTCCATCGACGAGGAGGGCAACGTAAAATTGATGGGCAACGTTACGGCTACGTCCGGTCAATTCGGTGGCTTCAAGATCACAGATAATCAGATGCACTCAGAGGGCGATGGCTATACATTCGATATCTACAAAGACCGTCTGGTCTATGCTGATCTGAAGAATAAGAGGACATGGATTGTCAATTCTACCGATGAGGATGGTCTGCAGATGTCATTAAGCAATGAGGATTCCAGCATCGCCATGGAAGTGACAGATTATGGAGCAAGCATGACAGCAAAGGGTGGCAAATTCCATTCAACATTTGCCAAAAACTACTTAGGCATTACTGCAGATTTCGGTTATACCTTCGAATTCCAGATCCTGAGTGGTACAGGTGTAGTTAGAATGCCACTGCCGAAAGCTGGCATCAAATGCTGGGTTAAGACGGATTCTAATTATATGCAGCTCAAAATGGCAGGACTGCCAACAAGTGGAGACGGATGTGATCCGGGGCAAATCTACGTGGAAAATGGTATTCTAAAAATGAAATCATAAATTTTAAAATATGGAAGAACTTAACAAAGTCCCGTCATCGGGCACGACATTCGGCAATGTCGTGGAGTCTATCAATGCCAACTTCGGCTTGATTCTCACCGCCATCACCGAACTGGAGCAGACCAATAAGCGCAAATACCTCTTTTCTAATGAGGCAGAGCTGAAGGCTACCTATCCTAATCCTGACAAGGGCGATTATGCTTTTGTGGGCGAGTTGGCCAATGCAATCGTCTATAAGTGCACTACTGCAGGAACCTGGACCAATACAGGCGAGAAGTGGAATGTTGGCGGCACCATCGATGTGACTGCATACGTTTCGCCTTCAGATCCGGTTTCTGACCTTACGCAGCTTGTCGCTACCAAGGTGCGCATGCTGCAAAACAAGGGTGAAGTGTTCCTTCCTGCAACCTCCACCAAGGCGGTTCTCGACCCCGACACCAAAAAGGTGCTCTCTGATGAGCTGACCGAAATGCGCTCCAAGGACGAAAACTTCGAGCAACACGTTACCTCACAGGCTGGTACCAACAAGGCACTCGCAGACAATATCAGTGCACTTGCCAAGCAGACGACAGATCATTTCAACACTATCGAGGGTGGCGGCATTACTGAAGATATGCTGAGTGATGGTCTGAAGGAGTCTATTCAGTCGTCAGCAAGCGGCAAGGGTGGCAATACTTTCAATGTGACAGACCAGGTGCCTCTTGAGTCTGGCTTCTATACTCTCGAGACAGCCATTGCAGCCGTACCAGAGAAAAACCGCTCCAAGGGTCTCTGCATCACATTCGAGGCATCACAGGGCAAGTGGCTGACAAAGCAGTTTATCGGCACAGATACCACATCGTGGGATGCCACCGCCTCATGGGAGGACTTCGGGGGAGCCGGAACCGTCAAGCAGGTGACAGTCAACGGAGAGAAGAAAACACCGGATTCTACAGGTAATATCGATATTACCATACCAACAGTCGAGGTCGATGAGACACTGGATCAGGAGAGTACCAACCCTGTAGAAAATAAGGCTATAGCAGCCAAACTGAATGAGATAGAAGGAAACACCCTTGCCTCCACAGATGTCGAGGTGAGTGATGATGGCTCGACCGTACATGTCTCGCTGAAGAACAAAAACAACGGTGAAATCACCAGTTTTGACGTTCCCGCAGGTTCCGGTGGCGGTGGTGGTGAGACCTCAACCACAAAAATAGTCCTCTCGGCTGTTGTCAATAACAGCATTGTCAAGCGTGGTGGCAGTTCCATGCTGACCTACGAATACGACCACCAGTACAGCTCTGGTGATGAGAAGGGGCAATCGACTGGCCAGAAAGCAACCATCAAGGTGCTGATGAAGTTGGGCGCAACGACCATCTATAGCGATACCATCGAGGATGTCAGCAGTGGCAGCTATCAACTCGATCTGACCAAATATCTGCAGTTAGGCACAACTGATATCTATGTCATTGCCTCCACGACAGACCCTCTGACTGGCAACAAGCAGACCAAACAGGCATACACGTCAGTCAAGGCAGTCACGCTCTCGCTGGCATCATCATTCAATATTGCCGACTGCGTGGCACTCGGTGGTTATGCTGATGATGAGACGGTCAACATACCGTTTGCCGTCAGTGGATCCGGCACCAAGGTGGTGACATTATATGTCGATGGCAAGCAGCGCAATGCACAGACCGTCACCCGTAGCGGCACGACGAATAGCAGCTTCAATCTTGCGATGACTGGTCTGGAGAACGGCAGACATACCATTCAGATGGTGGCTGAGATGGAGGCAAGCCCAACGCTGACCCTGCGCTCAGACAGCATCTACTTCGATATACTGAGAGGTGCTGCCGAAGCACCCTATATCGGTGCCAAGATTACATCTGCAGATGGCTCAATCTTCACTGATGATCATCTCACGCCAACCATCAAGGCAGGTCAGTATGAGCAGATGTCATTTGACTTCGTTGCCTACGACCCTGCCACAACACCTGCGTCCATGTCTGTCTATCGAGACGACATCAAGACACAGACCGTCAGCGTGCCTCGCACATTGCAGACATACACCAACAGATATCTCGACCAGGGGACAATCAGTATGCGCTTCGAGAGTGGCGCAACATCATACAATTTCTTCGTTGAGGTGGAGAAAAGCAGCGTGGATATCGTCGAGATTACAGATGGCCTGCAGCTGAAACTTACCGCCTCTGGCCGTGCGAGCAGCGAGGCTGACCCAGCCGTATGGCAATATGGTGATGTTGCCACGAAGTTCAGCGGCTTCGACTGGACGTCAAATGGATGGACTGGCGATGCACTGAAGCTGACCAATGGAGCCAATATTGAGATTGGCTTCAAGCCATTCTCATCTGATGCGACAAGCACAGGTGCCACATATGAGATGGAGCTGATGTGCAGCAACGTCACAGACCGTGACGGCATCATCCTTGACTGCATGGCTGATGGAGTCGGTTTCCAGATGACTACGCAGGAAGCTAAGATCCGCACGACTGCAGGCACGGAGGTGAGCACCAAGTTTGCGGCAGGCATGAGCTACAAGATTGCCTTCGTTGTCAGCGGCAAGGGTGGCAACCGACTCCTGCAGCTCTATGTCAACGGCACCCTGTCAAGTGCCATCCGATATGCTGCGACGGATTCTATGATACAGCAGACACCTGCTGATATCCGAGTGCTATCTGATGATGCTGACGTCGAATTGCGCAATCTTCGCATCTATAACCGGGCACTCAACGACGATGAGGAGCTGTCCAACTACATCGTTGACCGCAAGACAAGCGACGAGATGGTTGTCCTCTTCCAGAAGAATGCTGTCATGAATGATGAAGGCACAGATGTAGATATCGAGAAGCTTAGAGCACAGGGCAAGGGTGTGATGCGCATAGTCGGTGATATCGACCTACTCAACCAGACAAACAACAAGAAGTTCGAGATTCCTGTTGATATCTACTTCTACTCGCCATACGGCAAGCAGTATGACTTCGTCATCAAGCGGTGCGGTCTCCGCATTCAGGGTACATCTTCCACGACATACCCTCGCAAGAACTACCGCATCTACATGAGCCGTAGTGAGAAGTATGGCACGCAACTCTTCATTAATGGTGTGCTGCAGGAGGACTTCCTTTATTCCTTCAAGCCGGGTGCAAGACCTGTTGACATCTTCTGTATCAAGGCAGACTTCTGTGATTCCTCATCAACCCACAATACAGGTGCGGTGCGCATCGTCAATGACGTGTTCAAGCGCTGCGGATGGCTGACACCTCCACAGGCTGCCTATAAGGGTGAGTATGACGTGCGCATTGGTGTGGATGGTTTCCCTATTGACGTATTCTATGACCAGAATGGCGATGGCACGAATGCTTATCTCGGCAAGTACAATTTCAACAACGAGAAGTCCGGATCTGCAATTGTCTATGGCTTCGAGGGCATTGAGGGATTCAATGATGAAGCAACCTTGGCAGGACAGCGCAACAAGTGCATATGCCTGGAGTTCCTCAATAACTCAGAGCCTATCTGTCTCTTCGGCACGGCAGATCTCGCACGCTTCGATGCTGCGCTGGAATTCCGCTTCAAGCCAGATAAAACTTGGGATACAGCTGATCCTGAGGATAAGGCAGCAGTGCAGAGACTGTGGCAGTGGATATACTCCTGCAAGGGCAATCCTACCAAGTTCCAGGCTGAATACCAGGGGTACTTCATCAATGAAGCACCGTTTGCCTGGTACCTCATCACAGACTACTTAATGGGGGTGGATAACCGTGTAAAGAACATGATGCTCGTCACATGGGATGGTGTGCACTGGATGTTCATACCTTACGATATGGATACCCTCTTCGGCCTGCGCAATGACTCATATCTCAAATATGACTATACCATCACGCATGAGACATTCGATGACAGCATCGGCAGCTATGCCTTCGCTGGTCACGATAGCATCTTGTGGGAGCTTGTCAGAGCATGCCCGGACAAGTTGCGAGAGGTCGCAGAGACCATCCGCAGCAATATGTCACTCGATTATGTCCTGCAGGTGTTCAACGAGCAGGAGATGGGCAACTGGTGTGAGCGCATATATAATAAGGATGGCATCTTCAAATATGTCACTCCGCTCATCGAGGGCATCAAGACCACGACGGGCACGATGACCTACGACTATCTATATGCACTGCAGGGTAGCAGATATGCTCACCGTTGCTACACAATCCAGAACCGTTTTGCCCTGCTCGACAGTCAGTATGTCTGCGGAACCTACCGCAAGGACAGTTTCGGCTGCTACTTCGGCTACAAGTTCGGATCAGACAACCGAAAGATCAAGATAACCGCATCAGAGAGGTATTATTTCGGTTATGGTTATACCTCCGGCACTCCTCATCAGAGCGCAGTGCTCGCAGCCGACAAGGGCTCACAGGTGCAGCTGGTCCTCGACACAGACCTCATCGTCAATGACCCTCAGTATATCTATGGTGCATCACGCATCATGGGCCTTGACCTGACAGATGTCAGTCACGCTATCCTGCAGACACTCAACCTGAGCAACCTCACGGCACTCACCACACTCGATATCAGTTGCGCTGGCACACAGACAACGCTCAACAACCTGATAGTGGATGGCTGCAAGAACCTGCGATCTCTCAATATGGGCGGTCTGAAGAGCACGCAGCTCACTGGCATGGATCTCACCCATAACACCAAGTTGGAGACCTTCCTGGCATCAGACACGGCACTCACAGGTGTCACCTTTGCCAAGGGTTCACCGCTTGTCAAGGCGGTTCTGCCTGCAACATTGCAGACACTCGATCTGCAATATCTGCCGAAGCTGCAGGCTGCTAATCTGACACTCGAGGGCACAGATAGCATCACACGTCTCGTCATTGACAGTTGCCCCGGCATCGAGTGGACGGCACTCAGAGCCAAATGCCCTAACGTCAAATACCTCCGTGTGACAGGCATCAACGAGGAGGGTGACGGATCACTCCTGCGTCAATACATGGAGATGGGAGGTGTTGACGAGACTGGCGGCAATGTGGATACCTGCCGTCTGGTCGGTACTTACCAGCTTACACAATACATCGATGATGTGGAGTTCCAGAAGTACCAGCAGCATTATCCCGAGCTCAACATCATGCAGCCACCATACACCATGGTGGAGTTCGATGATAGTGTTGCTGACGATGCCAACGTCAGCAACCTCGACAACGAGACTGGATACAAATATGGCAATGCATATCAGCCATCAGGTCACATCAAGGTCTATCTGAGTCAGCGTCACAGAGTGTTGGCCAAGATTACCAAAAAGCCTACGCAGGTGAATGTCAAGATGGGCGGAATAGATACCGTCATGAACAAAACGGATGGTGAGGCAACTTACTATCCACTGCATGACGAGAATTCCAACTACTATGCTGATGCAAGAGAGGTGAGAGATTGTTCCGCAGCAAAGCTCGACAGCACAGAGGGCGATGTCATGATGCGCGAGCCACACAAATGGTTCAAGGGCATCAATGATTACCTCAACAAGAAGCATTATTCCTGTCTGAGCGTCAACAAGGGTGTTCCTTCCGTCTCTGTTGATACTATCCAGATGACCATTGATGAGATCAAGCAGACCAAGGGCGGATGGCGTGAGGGTTATAAACTTACAGCCAACAAGCCGACACTCAGCGAGTCATATGTAGCTGACAGCACCTATGCCGTCATCAAGGTTGATGTGTCCGGATATAGCAGGGCGCGTTTTCCGACAGTGCCTGGCACAAACATGGTTTGTTCGCTCTTCCTTGCAGAGGACGGAAGCGTTCTCAGTAGTGTGGTCGTACCGACCATCAACCTCACATTTGAAAAGGGTCAGTATATTATTAAAGATATACCTGAAGGTGCAAAGACACTTTGTGCGACGGTGTGGAAAAACACACCGGGCGACAAGGTCGTTTTGAGCAATTCAGACAAGATTGAGGACATGGAGCCAGACTGGGTGGAGGTGGATGAATATCTCTGCGCTGTTGTCGGCAGCACGGTTGTCGGTGACAAACTCCGAGCTTGCGTGTCTGGTGGCTCAACCACATCTAACATGATGTGGTCAGATTTCCACTATTATTCTGTCCTGCGAGGCATGCAGCAGATTGACTTCGGCATGCACAGCGACATCGCCAACCTCTTCTTCATGAAGTATGGCCGTCGCAACTCTCAGGAGCAGTGCGGTGCAGGTTCGCATACCAATGTGCGCACGACTGGCGGCACCATGTCACACGGCATGACAGATACTATAGGCTTCGTTGCGGCCAAGGCGGTTAATGCGTCCGTGACAAACAGTATTACAGACAATGGTGTGCATCAGTTTGCCTGGTATCTGGAGGGCGATGAAGAGAGTGGTACCTGCATCGTCAAGCAGGTGAACAACATCTGTTGCTGCGGATATGAGGATATATATGGTCATAAATATGACATGATGGACAACTGCGATGTTCCTCAGGATAGTGCTCATCCTGGCATGCTTCGCATATTCATGCCAGACGGCAATATCAGATATATCAAAATATCAGGATATAATGGCATCTGGATTACGAATGTATATCATGGTCAATATGGAGACGTTATAGCTGTCGGAAGTCCTACAGGTTCGGCCAGCACATATTATGGAGACTATTATTATTATAGCAACGAAGCCAACCGTGTGCTCTTT